TTCTGCTTCACCAGTTAGTAAAGTTGTTGTTAAAGTTGTTCCTAAATCACCAACTACTGTTTCTGCATGAATTGTTGCTACGTTTACTATATTAGGTATTGCCATAATTTATTCTCCTAAACTTCTTTTAACCGAAAACTAATGCAGCTGCAATAGCTTTTCCCATTGATATACCAGAATTAGTTGCAAAACTCAAGTTTCCAGAACCATCTGTTTGTAATATTTGATTTGCTGATCCATCTGCTGCAGGAAATGTCAAAGCATCAATAGTTACTGTTCCTGAACCTTTTGGCTGTATGGATACACCAATATTAGTATCATCACCAGATGCGGTAAGAGTTGGTTTGTTTCCTGTAGCTGCGTTATTGTAGGTTATCTCATTAACCGCGGAACTTGTAGCTGTTAATTTAAATAATTCAGCACCATTTGTATCTAAAATAGATGTTCCTATTTTAGGTGATGTTAATGTTTTGTTTGTTAAAGTTTGTGTGCCAGTTAATGTCACATCTCCACTACCAAAACTTAAAGTAACTATATCTGGGTTAGTTCCATCATTAGCTGATGCAAAAATTAATTTATCACCTTTATCTGTAGTAGAAAAAGTAAGAGTGTCTCCTGAACCAGATGCGTATTTAAACTGAACAGTGTATGCACCTGACGTTGAATTTCTTAAAAAATAAAATGTTTGAACATCTAAAGGTATTGTTACAATCTGATTTCCTGTAATACTTCCTGTGAACTCAATCATTCTATGTGCAAGTTCTGCACCAGTTGATCCATCAGAAACTGATAACGCTGTTGTTTGTGCACCACCAGCAATTGATTTTTGAGTAAACCCACCAGCTATTTGTTCTACAATTTGTAGGTTAGTATTAGTTTTTGTACCCCATGTACCGGCATTTTCACCGGTTGCCATTAGTTCTACACCGAGAGGTGTGTATGTTGATGCCATAATTTATCTCCTATGCAGCGTCACTATAACTTGTATTTGATCCAGTTGCAACATCAGAATAACTACTATTCGATCCTGTTGAAACATCACTATAAGATGTATTTGAGCCAGTGTCAACATCCTCATAATGTAGTATAAATGGAGCAGTCACAGACGCTGTAATTTCAAAACTTTCTAATCCCACAACTTGGTCTGCAACATCAATAGAGCCTACGGAAGCACTAAATGATTGGCCTGTAAGACCCATAACTTGATCTGCAGGATCAATAGTTCCTACGCTAGAACTCGCAGATAAACCTGTAGGTGTTACAACTGCAGAACCCCCTCCTACAATTACACCAACAGAAGCTGTTATTTCTTGACCAGTTAAACTTACATCTTCATTTGGAACAACAACTGATCCTAAAGAAGAACTAATTGATAAACCGCTTGGTGCTACAATAGTAACAGTGTCAGCAGTTACTGATCCTAAAGCTGAAGTAATAGCATTACCTGTAACAGATACATCTTCGTTTGGAGCAACAGCAGTTCCTAAACTTGCAGTAAAGCTTTGACCGGTTAGACCCATTACTTGATCCGCAGGGTCGATGACACCTAATGCACTNGCTATTTCTTGGTCTTCTAAAGTTAAACTTACATCAATAACATTTGTAATTGATCCAACACTAAATGTTGAAGACACACCAGTTATACTTGGTGTTACATCAATGACAGGAGATATTGATCCAACACTAAANGNTGAGGATACACCAGTTGGTTCAACTGTTACACTAACAGCAGTAGATACAGATCCAATACTTGCAGAAAAAGAAACACCAGTTGGGTCNACNACAACTGCATCTTTTAATTCATTCCACTCNTCTTCACCCCAAGATTTTGCACCCCAACCTACTTTTAAAGTTGTGGCTTCGTTCCAATTAGCCTGTCCCCAGGTTAATCGGCCCCATCCTGAAGTAACATCGGGCACTTGACCCTCCTTACGCTAATCTGATGATTGCGTTACTTGCGTCTGCTGCTGGAAATTGAATTGTGAATGTTCCGTTGGTTGCAGTTTTATCTGAACCAAAAGCTATAATTGCAACAGCGTCAGTTGTTGAAGAACCACCATCTGTTGTTGTATTATAAATCATTGCACCATTTGCTGTAAAAGAAGCTGATGTATAAGATACGTCAGCAAAGTCTGTAAATGCAGTTGTTGAAGATAAAGACACACCTTGGTTTGTTAAAGTTGCTCCACCTGCACTGTATGCAGATCCTGATGTGTTTGAAATTTCATTTGAGGTTGAATAGTCAGTTGTAGATGCACCTAAAGATGCAGAACTAGTAAATAAAGCTATTTTAAAAGTGTCTCCACCTGACGAATCAAAATCGTGTTTACCTTGTAAAAGTTCTTGTTTAAAACTTGAACATATCGCTGATGTAATTGCCATAATTTATCTCCTTTACGGTTTCGGTGAAGGAACTGGAATACGAACTGTACCATCTGTATAATCGTCCCTTTTACGTCTACCAATTTGCTCTGCAGCAAACTTCTGTATCTCTTGTTTATACTTATTTTCATATAGTGTCAACATATCCATTGGACCTTTTAAATACCCATATGCCTCTACCAAACAGGCATATAATAAACCGTTTGGAAAATATTGACTAACGTATGTTCCACCAGTATCTGTTACTAAACTAGTAGGAATTGCATTATAATGTATTTTAAATACGTACGTGCTATCTGGAGCAGGTGCTAAAAATAATCTACCAGAAGTCGTGTCAGTTACACCAGTAGCTCCTCCAAACATTGCATAATATTTAGGCTTTGCTCTAGCCGCTGACTCTGTCGACGGCTGATATTCTTGTAGATATGTTTCATCTTTTTTCTCTAACCAAGTATTTGCTCCTGTAGAGGCAGATGTAGAATCGTAAACTTGTACACCTGTTACAAACAAAGTTTTAGCAGGAACGTTTATTGTGTTTTGTCCTGTAACTAAATTACCAATAGATTGTTTTTTATAGGCATCAATAGGTACTTCTCTTAAAATTTTAAATTCTGCATCTTCAATAATTCTATTGATAATAGCTGCAGTTAATACATTAGAATCTACTTCTGTGTAGTTTCTAATATCAGTTACTAAATTTGCGTAATTAAATCCTGACATTATGGTGACAATGTAACCGGACCAGCCGATACATCTCCTCCTCCTATTGTTGCAGTTGCAGTAGCCGTGCCTGCAGCTGTGAATCTATAACTATTATCATTAATTTTTGTAATTGTAAATCCAGCAGCTTTATTAATATCTGATGAAGTAAAACCTAAAGTCCCAATTGCATTTCTAAATCTTACGGTATCACTTGTAGATCTCCCATGATTTTCTTCAGTTACAGTCACAACTTGAGAACCATTAGTTATAGAAAATGGGTTTAAAATTAATACTCTTGCTACCGCAGGTTCTGTTCTTGCAGGTCTTGCATCACGTAAACCTTGTGCATCTGCAGAGTGTGCTTTTGGTTGAATCTGTGGATGTTTTGGTTCAAATTCAGATATATGGACTCTTGAACCATTCCATTCAACAACCATTTCAGTATAAGGAAATTCCATTCCTGATCTATCTGAAATAAATTTTGCGTATTTACCTGAAGATGTTGCCATTATGACTCCGGATAATAAACTTTAGGACTTATATAAGTACTAGATGAAGAGCCGTCCTCTGATAAAGCTCTTTGTAATTCATCTTCATACAACAGTTTCATTTGTTGAACTAGTTGTGGATTAAATTTTTGTGAAAGATAATATGCTAAACCTGAACACATGCATGGTACAAATCTATAGGGAACATCTGTTGCATTTGTATAATCCCCTGCATCTTGTATTCTTTTTACATAATAATAATTTATAAATTTTCCTGCCTCAGAAGAACCAGGAGTAAGGTATAAAGTTATTGTAACTTTATCAATAAATCTTTGAACAAAATATTGTGTAGGTTGTCCTGTAGATGTTTTATTAGATAACGCTTGATATTGAGATCTATTTATTTTTGTAAGAGGTGAGTCTACATTAGAGTTTCTGTAAGAAACTTCTAACACATCGTCTACACCATACACAGCTGTGGTGCTTGAAGTGCCATCACCTGTTGATCTAAACATTGTGTATACTGCTTGATCAGCAACCAAAGTGATATTATTGTTTGCAACTTCCCAATAGTGAAGCCCTCTGTTTGCCCATTCTTGAAACATTATATTTAAAGATCTTCTAGCTGATTTTAATTGATAGCCAGAAGTCCCTTGCATACCTATTCTTTCGTATGCCTCTTCGATTATTTCATCGATAGCAAAATTTTTATCAAATATTACTGTTCCAGAGGTAGTGTTAGCCATTTAACCTCCTACTTATCAATCAATAAAGTAGCTGCATCTATATTTGTAATAGTAGAAACTTTCATTCCACCTGGAAATAAAATTCCATCTTCAGGAATGTTCATTGAAAAAACATCTCCATTAGGAACGTCAGCTTGAAACAAAGTTGTGCTGTCTGTATTGTCTTGAAGAATTATAGTGCCAGCACCACCTGCATCAGATGCTAATACAATTCCTCTAAGTCTAGTTCTTCCAGCGAATACTGCCCCTGTGGCTGTAACTCTAACTGCTTTTACATCGCCCTTCATATTTTTATTCTCCTTAAAATTTAAGAGTGGGCCCGGAGGCCCACACTAAATTAATTATTAACTTACTGCCGCGCTAAACGGAGTTGCTGGTGTTCCAGTACAACCTGAAATCACGTCAACTTTCCATTTACCTGAAGCAAGTACTGTACATTCGATTTTTGCAAATGTTACACCACCTGTTGTAGTACCATTTAAAGTAATAGTATCAGATGTTGAAGCTGTTTCAAAACCAACAACGTTATCAGATGTATCATCAATAAACGTTGCACTTCCAATCATAACATCAGTTGCATTTGCAACTTGTACAACTAAATCTCCAGTCTTCGTAATTGAATTAAAGATTTCAAATTTTGCACC